GTTACGGAGACATTATTGTAAAAACAACAGACGGGAAAGAACCTGTACTTGAAGGATATCATTACACACCACAACAACTAGAAAAGAGAGTGCCCTAATGAGACTGATAACTATTAGAATGGTCGTAAACGGAAAAACTTGTGCAGAAATGATAGATAAAGCTGAAACAAGACTTGCAAAATTTTTAGAAATCCCTAAAGAAGAACTAGAAGATAAAGTTAATTATGAATTTTCTATGTACGAAGCTAGTGATGACGGTATAGAACTTTCAATTTTTGGTGCAGAAGTATTTGCAAAGGTAAAATAACTAATGTCTGAAACTATAAACAACATAGTTCCCCCTGTTAATGAATATATGAAACAGACATCAGATAATCCTTATAGAGTAGAAGCTCTTCGTGAAGCTGCTCGAATCACCACACAGGATAGAAATGCTAATTATGGCGGACCAGAAGAAAACTTCACAAGAACTGCAAAAATCTGGTCCGTCATTCTTGGACAAGAAATCAGCAATGAGCAGGTAGCTATGATGATGGTTGGACTTAAAATGGCAAGATTTGCTCATGGATCAGGGTTTCAACCAGACACATGGATTGACATTGCTGGGTACGCAGGATGCGGATATGAGGTAGGAAAGATAGCGTCAGAACAAATTAAATAATTTCTTGGAGGGGAACATGTCAGACTTTGTGCCACCATGGATGTACGAACAACCTCTCTGCGCTGAAATAGGTGCAGAGCTATTTTTTACGGAAGACAAAGATGAAGAAGTTGTAGGACAGAGACTTAATGGCTATATAGAGGCAAAGAAGATTTGCTCTAGATGCGTTCATATGTCTGAATGCGGCGAATGGGCTATAAAAAATGAAAAGCACGGATTCTGGGGTGGATACTCTCCAGAAGAAAGAAAAAAGATTCGAGGCAAGTTAAATATAATACTCAGAGAAGATATCTCCTTTGCTTCATAAGAGTAGACTATTGTCTTAACCTACTGAAAGTTGGACTCATGGCTGCTGAACCAGTTATAAGTCCATTTCCTGTCTGTGAAGCTTGTTGGATGAGCGAGCACGCTAAATGGGAACCTGAAAGTATGGATAAAAGTGGACGTATTCTTATGCGTCTAAAAGGTGTAGAAGTACCCAGTAAAATAAATAATGGATCTGTAGAAATATGCGCTATGTGCGGATCAGTAACTGTTGCGGGTATATATGAATTAAAACTAAGTAGTGAAGTTTATTTTTCTGATCAGCAGGATCCAGATTTTGAGGTTAATATAAATCCTAACGATGAATCTGAATAAGGAATATTTATGAAAACAGACAGACCTGGGGACTTTCTATGGGAAGAGTGGGAAGGTTCTGGCTACGATTCTACAATAGACTGTTCGGTTATCTATTACACATTTGAACACATAGACTTAGAGAATGATTTAGTTAGAAGAGCTTTAGCATCAGCTCTGCAAAGAGATGGAGTCGCTATATCTTTGGGAGATGGCTTTAATTTAATAGACAAGTGCTCTCCTAGATACGGATGGGCTGGAATAATAGAAAATGAATATGAGTATGTTGTATGCAATGAGCAGGGAGAAACAGAGTACGGAGATCTAGTTGACTCAATCCTTCCTGCAACTTGGATAGAAATATAATTTTTGATAATCGTGTTATAACCGATATTTTTATAATTTATAGTCTAGTATAGTCATGTGTGGAAACCAGCGGAAAACCTTAATTGGCAATCAGAAGCCACTTGCGCCAAGCCATCTAATCGATACGCTTTAGATTGGTTCTTTTCTAAAGACTTTAAAGAAAAGTATGCAGCTAAGAATATGTGCTTTACCTGTCCTGTGCGCTCACAATGTCTCCAGTGGGCTTTAGAACACCGTCAGATCTGGGGTATCTGGGGTGGAAGAGACGAGGTTGACATCCGTAGAGCTTTATCTGTATCTTATAACGGTGAAGAGACAAGAAGACGAAGATTTCCTAATTGTCCATATTGCACTGCTCGTCCTTCTAAGCTTGATACTTCTATAGAAGAACTGCCTAATGGTGGACGTTGGACTACAGCTAAAGTTGTTACTTGCACGGAATGCGGTTTTGCTTGGAGAAGTAGAACTAGTGCAAATGCAGTCGAAGCATACAAAATTGACAAACTAGAAAAAGCAAATACCAGAAAGAAAAAGAAAAAATGACAAAAAATTACAAGGATCCAAACTTTTTTACTAATGCAGAGGTATTCGACGGAAACGTAAAAAAGCATTTTCAATGGATTAAAGCTTTAAAAACTATGGGAACTAAAGAGTATTGGAATATACCTAACACTGTTGAATTTCTTGCTTTTACAACAAAAGCTTTTATTATTATTCCTGGTTTGCTTTTTGGAATTTCTATATGGTGGTTGTATATATTTGCTTTTGTAACAAGTATTCTTCTTATTTGGTCAGCAACTATTAAGACGTTGCCAACTATTATATGGTTTAATATTTTGTGGACTATTCTTGCAGGAACTTTTCTTATAAAGCATTTTATCTAGTTGGGTAAATATATAATTTATCTAAATTAGGTAAAACGCTGTCTTCAACAATATAATAGTCTTTAAAATGATCATAAGCATAAGCAGCTCTTTGAGTTAAACCGTACTTCTCCAACTCTTCTCTTGCAACTTTTGGACTTATTTTTCCAAGTCCAGATAAGATCCAATTAAAAAGTTCTGGAGTAGCTCCCAATTTATCTCCATAATGTCCTCTAGAAGGTATTCTTGTTTTAGAGTGTTCTAGAATATATTTTACAAATGGAGTTTGAGTGGCACCTGTTTTTATATATCTCCAAAATTCAGAATCATCTCTTCCACCCTGATAATGTAAAACTAGAAAATCTCTATAGTCATCATAGACTCTATTGATTGCTTTATTGTAAAAATCTATATTTTTTTCTGTGGCTGTTTTTTCTACTGTACTTTCTAAAATTTCGTAACAGAACACTAGGGTTTGATAGATAGTTAATTGTATCGATGTTGCTTCTAAAGGCTCACTAAATCCTGCAGCTAACCCTAAAGATAAACAATTATTTTTCCAAGTTTGACTTACTCTTCCAGAATTAAACTTAATCATTTTTAAAGGTTCAACAGTTTTTCCAACTATTTTACTTGCTTCTGCAATAGCTTCATCATCGGAAATAAATTCACTACTATATACATAACCGCACCCCATTCGGGTCTTTAGGGGGATGTTCCACATCCACCCTGAAGATAAAGCTTGAGCCCGTGTTACAGGTTCAATTTCTTCTGTGCCATCAAATTTATAATCTAAAATAAAAGGAATTGCAGAATCTACAGGAAGGTTTTCTTTGTAAGATTCCCAGCCGACTCCTAGTTTTTTAGAAAGTACACGAGCAAATCCTGTACAGTCAATAAAAAAGTCACCAGAAACATCTTTATTATTTTTTAAAATTAGTTTTTCTATATTACCAGCGCTGGAAACAATAACATCTTCAATAACATCATCAATAAAAGAAACATTTATATTTCTTTCTAGAATATTTTTAAAATAAGGACCTATTTTTCTTCCGTCAAAATGGAAAGCATGTCCTCCTGAAGGAAAGTAACCATTTTCAAAGCACTGCCCCATATGAGAAGCTAAATATGCTTTATCGTTTCCATATGTAGATATGACGTGATTTAAACCGATATCTGGATATCTTGCACCCTCAACGCTTCCATCTATCGGGGCAAAGTAAGAAGACTTATCTTTGTTCCAATTTATATGACGGATTCCTATTTTTCTTGTAGCATCTGTTTTATCCATAAAATCTTGAATAACATTAAAAGACACTGGATCACCAAAAACATTTCCAGAAACAACATCAAATAATATACCTGTAGAGCCTTCTCCAGCACCGATAATATCTATAGAAGAAGATTCGACAACAGTAATTTGATGTTTACCTGGCTGAGATCTAGCAATAATGTATGCTGCTAACCATCCAGCGGTTCCGCCTCCACATACAACTATCTTCATTTATTATTTATCGCTTTCTTTTGAAAAAGCATCTAAGCAAAACTTTAAATTGTTTTCTAATCTAGAATCACTAGGATCAATACTGTAAGCATTCTGTGCATATTCAACTGCTTCTTCATACATTCCTAGATTGTATGCGGCTATAGCTGCATAGTCATGTGGGGCAGCTCCCCAAGCCTCTGCTTCACATAAGTACTCAAGAGGCTTTTCTTTAATAGCAAGAGCTTCTTTTGCACATTCTAAAGAAAGCTCCCAGTCCTTACGATCATAGTAAAGCTTTGCAAGATCTACCCAAGGCTCACGTCTTCCTGGCGCTTGATCAATTGCTTTACGCAGCCATTCTTCTGCTTCATTTGGTAAAGACTTAGCAATAAAGCGCATTGATGCAGCACGCTCTGGAGCCCAGTGAGCTGTTGGTAAAGATAAATGACGTTTTAACTCTGCTGCAGCTTCAATATATTGTCCGTAAAAATAAAGTTCTCTTCCATAATAAAAAGCATTACGGTCATTGTATGGATCTTCTTTTACTGAAAGAGCAAGAAGTGGAAGGTATTGAGAACGAGATTTAGTTGGGTCTGGGTGGTGGTGAGTTTCTAAACCTTCAATCCACTCCTGCTTTTCTTCCATACCGTAAACATAAAGACACTCATGAACAGGATGACGCCATCTATAACCTTTACGAGAATGAATGTGGTCATAGCTAAATTCTAATCCTGGACTTCCATCTTCGTTCCAAGACCAAATGTGTTTGTAACGAGGACGAGTAACTCCACGCTCCCACGCTGCTTCTAGTAGGGGACGCCAGTTAGGAGTAATTACCTCATCCATATCTAAAGAGATGCACATATCAATATCAATTGGTAGAGCTGCCATTGCAGCATTGCGTGAGTCGTCAAATCTCCAAGGAGAGACTCTAACATCTACAACATTTATACCAAGCTCACGAGCACGTTCAACTGTACCGTCTGTAGATCCAGTATCTGCAATCAACAAGTAGTCAGCATCTTTAGCTGATTCAAACCACTTATCAACGAACTGACGTTCATTAAGAGCAATTGTGTAGATAGCTACTTTCATTTTTACCCTATCTTTCTATACCAGCATTGATAATCCTGTAAGACTAACTCTAACCTATCTCTATAAATACTGCCAAACGCATCAATAGCCATTTTTGGTTCTTTTAAAGGACCTAAACCAGCGCTCCACTTGTAGTCATCAAAAGCTATAATCCCTCCAACATTAAGACATTCATATGATGCTATAGCGTCCTTGATAACTCCATAAGCTGTATGATCGCCATCAACATAAATAAAATCATACATTTGTCTATTATTTTTAAAAAAGCTATCGCTTGTCCCTTTATATTTAATAATTTTTCTGTTTTCTTGTCCTTCTTTTGTTTTTGCATCATAAAGACTTTCAACAGTGGACCAATTCATTTGATGATGAACAGGCTCATCAGAGCCTTCCCATGTATCAACATCTACTAAAACAGAGTCAGATTCTTTTAAAAGGTTGTCATATATCCACACGGAGGCGTCTCCAGTGTATGCACCTATTTGAAGACATCTAATAGATTTACCGTTAAAACTTCTAAGAAGATGTAAATAAAAGTTTTTTTGACCATCGTTTGCAAACCAATTTACATATTCTGTCATTATTGTCCTTTATCTCATTAGTTTAATTAAGTTTTATGGCCAAGTAGATATTGCAACTCTCTTCCAAGTATCTGTAGCAACACATACATAGATATAATCGCTGTCCCAAACAATAGTACCAGTTGTACCTGTAAATCCAGCACTTGTTGGAGTTGATGGACCAGTAATTCCTCTAACACCAGTTGGTCCTGTAGCTCCCGTTGCACCTGTACTTCCAGTTGGACCAGTAGTACCAGCAAATCCTCTAGGTCCTGTAGGTCCTATGTTTCCCATAGGGCCTGTAGCTCCTACTCCTCCTGTAGGTC